GCTAGGAAAGCATTGTTATAATATCTACCTAAGTAGAATAACAACTCACCCCACATACTAGGATCAATACGATTGTTACGATATACAGCTACAATTTCATATTTATTATTCATAACGACAGCAGCACTGTAATCTTGACCTACCCCTAAAGAGACATCAGCCCCAATGACGTAAGGCTCTTCCCACTTGGGATAACCATAGATAGACAAGTTACCTTCCCTATTATCATCAAACATCTTACTGGATGGATCCCAATCACTACGCTTTTGTTCTGGACGAGGTACAAGGGAGTTTAGTTTCTCAATGTCAAAGACATTAGCACCAGACACAATGAATGCTTCATCCGATGTAGCAGGGTACTCCTGTTGAAACTTTAACTTACCACCTTCTGCTATTTTCAGTCTACGCCAATAGAGTTGATCATTATCTAACCCATAGTTTTCTACGAGGGTCTCTTCTTCAATCAACAACTCCATACCCTCAGGGGCTGTACGCCTATACTCAGGGGTTATGAACCAAGGTAGGAAGATAGGTAGATACTCATTCTCCCCTGCAACAGCACCCTTCCAGAGCCTGTAGAACTCCCCTTGAGCACCATTAGCTGTAGACTCTAAGATAACCTCAGTGCCTGGTGCTTGGGAGATACCTTGGAACAAACCAGCCAAGATCTTCTCATCATGAGTCCAGAAGGCTACTTCTGATAGGTGAGCAATCGTTGGTGTAGTACCACGACCAGCCTCCGGAGAACCCGCTGTATAGAGACGATAAGAGCCAATAGCATCTCTATCATTGTAAGCAGGAGACTGTATCTTAATCTCTTTAGCATTAGATGTAATCTCCTTAGGTACTAAATCACCTTGCATATTTCTAATTAAGTTCTTAGACATACTAAACAATGCATCAGATGTAGCAGAGTCATGAGCCATAACTACTGATCTGGAATGGGGTGAGAAGTATGACTTCCAAAAGACCCTACCAGCACAGTAAGTACTAATACCTTGTTGTCTAGCCTTAAGGATAATAACCCTAACCATACCGGTAGTCTTTTGTTGTTCTGTGAGGGCATCTGTTATACGTTGTTGACACTCATTGAACTTGAAGGGTATGAAACCCTTGGATGTATCCTTAGTTATAATCTGTATTTGTTCTTCAGCAAAAGAAGTAAAGTCATTCTCATACCCCTTTAGCTTAATCCTCTTCTCCTTTTCTTTAAGAAGAGTCATAACCTCTTTGTTATTCATAGTGTATCCTCTATATCACATTGTCCCTATAAGGGACTTAGAGGTTTGGTATGTATATTTGTGGTATATTTTAGGATTCTGTGTGTATCTGTGCAGGTTGAGGTACCCCTGGGTTTGTTAGGAGGGTCTTTGGGTGCATAGAGAGTCTTTGAGAGAGAGCCTGTAAGTATTGTTTTTTATTATAGTACCCTTATATATCTCACGGTACCCCCTCAATCCCTCTAAGGGTCCTCTCAGCTCAACCAGTTTCTTTCAGCTACTACCACCTCAATCATTCAATCATTAAAGAGATCCCTAGTCGGGATCAAGATCTTTCTGTCTTTCTTTCAGGAGACTCTAAGAGCCCTCAAGGGGTCTCTCAGAGTCTCTAAGGTTCTCTTAGGTACTGTGAGGCTCTCTGAGAGTGTCTACTATGGCGGAGGTTCTAGCGGGACTTTGGGATTGTGTGGGATTCTGTGAGAGACTGTGGGAGGATGGTGTACTATTCTCTAAGTTCCTTATAGGGAGAAACTATCCAGTCCCTCCCTTAGGTTACTATATATATACCTATACTCTAAGATCTCTCAATACCTCATAGTCTCTCATAGCTATCTCTTAGTTCTCTTAGCTCTGTAAATATCTCTAAGCAATACCTCTCCTGTAGTAGTATCCCTTAGCTAGACCTACTCTATTAGTATCTACCAGTATCTCCTAGCCTTTCAGATCTATTGGTGACTATGTGTTTAGACCAGAGTATGTATTCTCTTGGGTTCTTATAGATCTATCGGTACTCAATATGATTGGTTCGGATAGTATGTAATCGGGCCACAGGTGCCCGATTTGCTTTGGGTGTTCTTGCCCTTGTGTCTCGCTGCTGTCTTCTCGGCTGCTTCGGGTCTCGCGGCTCGTGCTGCTCCTGTGTCTTCTGCTCTGCCTCTGGTGGTGCTTGGGGCTCTCTCAGGGTAGGTCGGACCAACAAAGGGCAACATCCTCCTCTTCTTCACTTATCTCAACCTATATCTTGAAAGGATATAACATGCTTATGACAAAAACTGAAGTACTCTCACAGTGCTTCGACGCTTGGCTATGCTGCGCAAATGAAAACCGTAGTATCTACTACCACTTCGAAGGTGGATACTACGACTGTGAGGAAAACTACTAATCGACCCACAGGGGGATCGATTTAAAAAGAAGTATAGGGATTGTCCCTGTGCTAAATATATCTTGAAAGGATATACAAAATGAAAGTATTCGATTTCACAGACGGTAAAAAAGGCAAACTGCTTGGCGAAACTAAACAACCAAAAGGAAGTGGTGGTTGGTACGTTACAAAGAACGGTGACACGTTCACAGTGCAGCTTGCTAATCCCCGTAATGTTGAGCCCGTTGCTGGTGTAAATGCTGGTGTTAAATGGGAGTGGGTGTCAAGTGTAACTTCTAGTAATGGGGATGACCTAAAGCCAGAGGACTTTGGCGTTGCTGCAATCTGCTTCTGCACAGGTGAATATTATGTTACTTGGCATAAGAACCACCCAAAAGCTGAAACTGAATGGTGGTGGGACGTGCTCGGGACTGCTGATTGGAACCGTAGTGCCTGCAAGTCAGGTGTCTTGAAAGCAACTAAAATAACCAGGGGAGGATGAGTACGTCCCAAACTAAGTCTTTTTGTTTCAGCAATGTCTATGATTGCTGTTACATAAACACTTATCTGAAACTATCATTTAGTTTCCAAAGTGATTGATCGACCCACAGGGGGATCGATTTAAAAAGAAGCATAGGGATTGTCCCTGTGCTGAATATATCTTGAAAGGATATACCATGATTCACGAAAACCAAGCCGCCTATCTCGCCGCCAAACAGGCAGTAGTGGACGCACAACAGGACTTGCTGAACGCAAGAGACGCACTTCCTGGCCCTTTGGATGACAAAGCCTTTGAAGATGACTTCTTCAAAATCTGTCACTCCTTAGTATGGACAACAGATTTCGAGGACGAGTATGACCCAGACGAGCAATGGGCATACGTCAAAGAAATGATGTCTATAGCTGTAGCCGAAGTCTACGACGACTACGTAACAGCAGAGCTCATGACAGAAGTCCAGACTGATGCCTATATCAAGGCAATGGACGAGTGGCTTCCGCTTGTGTCTTAAGTCTTTTTGTTTCAGCAATCGTAATGGTTGCTGTTTCATAAACACTTATCTTAACCAACTCTTGAAAGGAGTTTACTATGCCTATGAACATATGGTACAGCACTGGTGAATGTCGTGAGCTAAGTAACTTGGCTTTACGTCCATTCACCGATGATGCTGGTAATAAATATCAAAGTGTAGAACACGCTTACCAATCGTGGAAAAGTGGCAGCTTTGATGAAACTACCTACAACAAAAAATGGGATAAAGCTGGAACCAAACACATTGGGAAGCTTGGTACCAAAACCAAGGGTAACTGGAACATAACTCTCATGGGTAAAATCATGGCGAAGAGTTTCCTACAAAACCCAAAATCCCATAAAGCTCTTAAAGCAACAAAGGGAACTACTCTTACGCACACTCAGGATCGTGGTGTGTGGAAGACACAGTTTCCTAAAATACTAATGCAAATAAGAAACTCTTGAAAGGAGTTTACTATGATACACTACACAAAGAGATCACCCATCACTGGGGAAGACAACACAATGGAATTCGACATGCTGCAAATGGTATTCGATGATTGTTATGTTGCATGGTCAGAAGGTGCTAATATACAAGATGCCTTCCCAATGCTCAATGCAGATCAGCGGGAGTTCATAAAGACTGGTCTTACACCTGAAGACTGGTTGATGATATTCGCTGATGATCGTGAAGTAGAGGAATCAAAATGAAACTCAACTTCAAAATAAACATCTTCAAGTCCTACTCTTTCAAGGACGATATGGATTGTCAAGTATCGTACCACATAGAACCAAACAGAATCCCAGACATCATCTCAGGTTGGGAGGATGCTGGCTATGTGGTACGTATAGAAACACCAATGTATTATGAAGGGGGCAGCCTATGCGCAGTCACATAAATAACATAAAGGTAACACACCTTTCAGAAGAAATCTCAATAGCTAAACATAAAGAGTTTGAAGGTGGTGTGAGTGAGGTGACCTCAGTTCAAGAGGTTGCCATCTTACCAACAGGCTCTCATGATTGGGTTATTATGAAGTATGACAATACTCTGGATAGTCTCATAGAAACTCTTCAGTGTGCTCGTACTCTAATTGAAAAGCGAAAAGACCTTGCATATGGTGTCCCTAAAGTCTGGGATGTCGATGACATAATAGACACATACGATTCATCTCCTGATCTCACATTGCAGGAGTTGTCTCGTAGGTCTGGTTGGTCAGTTGGAGAACTACTATCACTTTTAACACATGAGGATGTAAACCATGACTAAGCTAACAAAGGAACAGGCTATCAAAGCAACCATAGAGAAGTATCCTCTTATGACTGAAGTGAAAGCTAAATACTATGTTGAAGAAATCTTAGGGTATACCTAATGACTAAGGTATTCATCCTAGTTCTAACAATGTACCAAGGGTGTGATGTAGATCACATCCTTGATTACAACTTAACAGGTGAAGATTGTCTTAAACGTATAGATGCCTTATATGTGCTACAAGAATCAATCGGATACCTATCATGTCAACCTTACAAGGATAGCCAATGAGTATGTCTGGAGAAATAGAGCTGGCTCAAACCAGTATATCAATGTATAAAAATGAGATCGATGACTTGCACAACAAGCATGGTCATGGTGTCAGACCCTCATGGGTTCTCGATGAACTTGAGAACCTATACGATAAATTGAGACATGCTGAGGCTAGACTCAAAAATCTAAATGGTGAATTGTTATTTCACTTAGGAAAAGAAAGTAACTAATAGTAATCGACCCACAGGGGGATCGATTTAAAAAGAGAGATATGCTCTCACAATCCATGTAAAGGAAAACCTATGGAAAAGCCACGTAACTATCTAATCTCAGACATTGAACTTAATTGGGCTCGTCTGGTAACACCACAATCACCTTTCGGTACTTCACAGTATGAGATCCAAATTGCAACAGATGATTCTGATGTAGCTAAAGATCTAATTGCTAATCACATTGCTATGAAAGAAAAAGATGGCAAGTGGGTAGCATCGCTTAAGCGTAAAGAGTTCAAAGCTAATGGTGAGAGCAATGGTAAAGTTCGTGTTGTCGATAACACAAAGCAACCAATTGACGCCTCAACATTAGGTAATGGCTCACGTGGTAACGTAATCTTGTTTCAGTTCCCATACGATAAAGCTGGACGCCAAGGTATCATGAGCTCACTTACTGCTATTCAAGTAACTGAGCTTGTAGAATACAATGGTTCTAACTCCATCGACTTTGATGTTATTGGTGATGTTTCCCCTGCTACGTCTTCTACAGGTGTAGCTAAAGAAGAAGACCTAGAAGCATTGTTCTAAACACCTCAACCACTTGTGCTAAGCATCACATAAAACTGCTCACCTCAAAAAACCTAGAAAGGGTTTATTATGTTTACTATTGAAAAGAATGTAAAACTACCAGTCGCTCCTAAAAATTCTCTTAAAGGCTACAAGTATCCTTTTAGGGACATGGTGGTTGGTGATAGCTTCTTGGTTAAAGTAGAACCACAAACACCCCTATCCTACATACGTACTCTACAGCGTGTCTCAGCTATGGCTGGATACACATGTGGTGGTCAGTACGCAAAGAACTTCTCTGTTCGCCAATCCAAGAACGAGAACGGTGTACGTGTATTCTGCCTTCGATCACTGTAAGGAATCCGACCACGGGGGTCGGATTTAAAAAGAGTAATGAGCTCAGCATCTCAATAAACTGCTGATTTAATATAGTGAGTAGACAACCCATATACATTGAAAAGAATGTAAAGTTTTCACCTTTACGCTCTTGTGCTTGTGGGAAGTTCCGTGGTAGGATTAGTATTATCGTCCAGTCGTTTGAAAAACCGAAGGGTACCACACGATATACTTTGTCTACTCTCTTTATTAAATTCCTCCTGCTAGGAGTGTGAGATACGTAGGGTATCAGCATAATGCAGACTACTGACCAAGGAGCTGAGCATCTCAATAAACTGCTCACATAATTCTAATACAACACACCTCCCGTGTTGTCTGTTCCAACTGTTGAGTCTGGGTTCTTTAATCCTTTCAAGCTCAAACTCCAGTTGGGACAACCAATACAGGTGACTCCGATCCGAACTCCTTGTTGAAGTTCTCGTTGAGGTCCCTGTACCCCTGACTGTTGAGATCCCGTAGTAATGCTGCGCTGAGATCTCCGGTCAGGGTTCATAATTTTTAAATAGAATCCCTTACGGGATCCTGTTTTT